GGATGGGATCCACCCCAATCCCGATGCCCAGCCGTTTATTGCCGGGCTGATGGCCAAAGAACTGGCTCCACTAGTTAAGCATGAGTAACGGGGTTTGCAGACGGCTCACAGGTAAAGTTATGCAAAATAACAAGTTACTACTATTAATGCACTTTTAAATCAATTAGTTACATAACTAAAGGATTTAATTGGCGACAAAATGGCGACAGCCATTTAGCGCCAATGCCATTAACTGAGTTATCAAACATAGCAAAGATGAGCGTTATCAATCCAATGTATTGACCATTCCTTACTCATCACCAAATGACAGACGTAAAAAAACCCGCTTCGTGCGGGTTTTAGTTTGATTTGCAGTTAGAGCCAAAGCGCGCCTTGCAGTGATCTATCCGGGTGAGGCGGGACTGGTTTTACCGTTCCGGGTTGCATGATGATCTTGGCTACGGTTTCTAAGGACTTGAACGTGCAACTGCAGTTGATGTTCTGACACTGGTTATATCTTTCTTTGGTATCTTTCGAGACTTGAAAACTACTGCGGGTATGCGCTGCGCCCCCACATAATGGACAGTTCATCATAGTTAAATACTCCGTTATTTGTACACAGGTGGGAACTTGTGGCGAGTATATAGATAAATTGGCCCCAATAGGAATCACTTTATTCCATTTCTATCCCATCAATTTTCACTTCAAGTTCCAGACTTGTCGTAAACCCGCTGTCGCCCAGGTTATGGGTCAGCGTGGTAATGATCCACTCCGCCGCATCAATCTGCTGCTTGAACCCGCTCACCTTTACCGGCATCTCCGTGTAAAGCTCAGCCCTGCCGCGCGCCAGCTCAATGGAAAACGTTGCCACGCCCCGCTGCAACCGTTCCCATTGCATTTTGGCGGCCCGCTCAGCATTAGCGCGGCTTGCATATGTCCGGCTCAGCACCAGCACGTTTTCATCCGTGCCGATCAGGTAATCACCCTGCTTGGCTTCCGGCTCTTTTTTCTTTGCCGTGGTTTTCCGCCTGCGCTTCACCTTCGTGACTTCTTTCTTCACCGGCTCCCGCGTGTGCAGCCAGCTGGCTATTACCCCCGTATAGGCATCCCGATCTGCCAGGCTGAACCGGTGGCTGTCGCCGTCCCTGCGCTGAAGGGTGATCACCGGCAAAACTTTACCGCTGGCCGTTTTCCCCTGACCCTGACGGATAAACAGCAGGCTGCCATTTTTCACGCAGGCAAGCGCCCCGGACTGGCGCGCAAGGCGCATCAGAAAGCTGGCGTCTGACTCGTTCGTCTGGTCCAGATGGTCAACGGCAAGCTTTGCCACGTCTTCACCCAGCGCCAGCTTCAGCTTATGCCTGGCCGCGATATCGCGCGTGATGTCGCCCACCGTAACCTTATGCCATGACTTTTCGCGCTTCGTGTTAAGCGTCTCGCGAAAGTCGGCACTGCGCGCGCGAAGCGTCAGCCGGTCAGGCGATCCCGAGTGTTCAATTTCATCAACCGTGTAGGTGCCTTTGGGGATAAGCAGCTGCCCCTCCCACCCCAGCGCCAGCGTCAGCGCAACGCCCCGGCGGGGAAGCTGCAGCAGGCCGTCCGCATCGTCCAGCTGAATATCCAGCTGGTCAGCCTCAAATCCGCGGTTGTCCGTGAGCGTCAGGCTGATAAGCCGCTTCTCAATCTTCTGCGTGATGTCAGCCCCTTCCATCGTCAGACGAAACTGCGGCGCGCTGATGGCCCCGTTAGCCCAGGCTGAACTCTTCATTGCAGCAGCCCTCCCACCGCAGAGTTAAGCCTGCCCGCCGCGCCGGTTGCCGCATTCTGCATGGCCGTTAACTGGTCGCTCAGGCTGCCAAACATCTCGCGCAGCGATTCATCCGTACGCCGGAGCGTGAGGGTAAACTCGATGCGCCTGCACGCGCCGTTACTGAAAAACTCAGTACTGGTTTTATTCACGCTCTCGATAACAAACATGCCGTAAATTGCCCCGCTGCCCTCAATCAGCGGCCACGCGCGGCCAAGCTCCGCAATCTGCTCCAGCGCGAACAGCGTCAGGCGGCCACCGGTCATTTCAGGCAACAGAACGCCCGTCAGCGTGATGGTGTCGTTATCCGGCCCCAGAAACTGCATCGACGGGCGGACACCCACCCGGCTGTTTGTCGGAAACCGCCAGCTGCGCTGGTGTTGCAGCTGCTGATAGGGGGCAGTTTTCAGCATGAAAACAAACAGCCCCAGCGTCATCATCATGATTCAAACCCTCCCCGGTCACTGTAGGAACTGCGCGCGCGGGCCTGTGCCTGCCGCTCTTTTTCTTCAATCCGGCGCATCACCTCATCCACCACACTCTGATGGCTTTCGCCCGGCTGCTGCAGGATGGTGAATGCATAGCTGTTATGCACCGGGGCAGCCGCTGTGGCAGATATTACGCCGCCGGTGGCACTGGCAGACTGTGCTTTGGCGGGCAGACTCATAGGGTGCAGTGGGCGCGCTGCGGCCGGAGTGCCTGCCAGCCCCATCGCCAGCGCGGCGGACGCGGCCAGTGATGCGGTGCGCCTGCGGCTGGTAATACTGGCCGGACCGTTCACAAGCTCCGGCCCGTTCTCGCCCGCAATCCCGAACTTCCCGGCGGGAATAAAGCCACCGCTGTCATACAGCCCGGCAAATCCCGTTGCCGCTCCCGGACTCTTACCCGGCACGCCCGGCATCACCGGTGAGACTTCACCCGGTTTCATCCAGTCAGGCAGATAGCTGGTCAGCGATGAAAGCTTGCTTTTCAGCCCCTCCCACTTAGCGCTTATCCCCGCCATCAGCCCGTCAATCATCTGCGAACCGGCCTCCTGAAAACGGGCCGGCAGCGCCTGCACGTCAGCAACAATTTCACTCCACTTTGAACTGATGTACGTCCTGATGGCGTCCCATACGGCGCTGACCTTGGTGCTGATGCCATCCCATAACGCGGCAAGCTTTGGCCCCAGCGTGCCCCAGTTCTGCCAGATAAGCAGCGCTCCGGCGGCAATCAGCCCAATTACCGCAAGAATGGGGTTCGCCAGCATCAGGCGGCCCAGCCATAAGATGCCGTTGCCCATCAGGCCAATCGCCCCCCGGATAAGGGTAAACGCGCTGACGGTTTTGATGCCCAGCACGCCACAACTCAGGCGCAACAGCGCCAGCGGGCCAAGAATGGCGGCAGCGGCCAGCGACAGAACGCCCACGGCACTGGCCGCAATGGCAAACCCCGCGCCAAGCTTGAACAGCCCGGCGGTCAGCTGCGGGTGCTGCTTCACAAAATTACCCAGCGAGGTGGCAAGGTCACCCAGCCAGTCAGACAGCCGCTTGAGGTCCGGCGCGACGGTTTCACCGATGGCGGCCATTGCGTTGGTAAACGAACCGGTGGCCGCCTCCCATTTGTTGCCCAGGGTGTTAAGTGACGCATTGACGCGCTCACGCAGGGATGCCTGATTTTCAAGCTTGGACGCCGTTTCCCGGTAGCCCTCCACGCCCTTGGAAATCATGATGTTCAGCACCTGCAGCGTCTCCGCGTCATCGCCAAACATATCCTTCAGGGTTGTGAGCCGCTTCTGGGTGCTCAGGCTTTTAAGCTGTGCCAGCTGCTGATACATCTTATCGATGCCGCCGAACTCGCCCTTGCCGTTGGTGAAGTCAAACTTCACGCCGGTGCCTTTCAGATCGCTGTTTACGCCCTTCATCTTGTCGGCGTCCATCATGCCCTGAAACACCTTGCGGTAGGCGTTACCGGCAGACTCGCCCGCCATGCTGGACTGATCGGCCATGACCAGCAGCGGCGCAAAGGTTTTCGAAGCCTCCAGCCCTTTCTGTTTGATGATGTCCATTGCGCTGCCGATTTTTGCATAGCCCTGCAGCATGTTTCCCGGATCGACACCGGCATAGAATCCCTTCTGGATGATGTCGGTCAGGGCCATCATGTCCTTTTCGCTGGTCTGCGTGGCGTCCTGCAGCTTGGCGGCAAATTCCGCCGCATCAGTGGGCGCCATCTTCAGCTGAACGCCCAGATACGCCGTTGCCTCACCCAGGCCGCCCAGGATTGACTGCGCGCTCATACCCTGACGCCGCAGCATGGTCATCATGTTCTGAAAGTCCGCCGTGGTGCCGGGCAGCTTGTCGCCCAGGCCCACCGCCAGCTTGTTGATATTCTCAAACTCCGGCAGCACTTTGGCCCCCGGCCCCATCATGGACGCGGCCAGCTGCGTGGAGGCATCCTCTGATTCAGCGTAAGCCCTGACCGGGGCCATCATCGTCATCCCGGTGGTCACGCCGGTGGCAACCATGCCCGCCCCGTTACCGGCGAGGTTATTACGCAGCTCCATCGATTTGTCATGCCGCGCCCGGATGGCGCTCAGCTTCTGCTGCCGTTCGCCCAGCTTTCGCAGCTGCGCCTGCTGGCGCTCAATTGCCGCGCTGGCACCGTCAGCGTCCGTTCTGAGTCGGCGCTGCGCCGCGCTCAGCTGTTTGGTATCAATACCCGCCGTGGTAAGCGCCTCGCGCTGGCGCTGAACCGACAGGCGCAGACCGTTATAAGCCTGCTGCAGTTCGCTGGCGCGCCCTTTGGCCTGAGCCAGCAGCCTGGCCTGCTGCGCCGTGGGTTTGTTGGTCGCGGCAAACTGGGTCGCCAGCTGTGCGGCCTCATGCCGGGCGGTTGCCAGATTCTTTTCCGTGATGGCAAGCTGGGAGCGCGTCTTGCGAAAGCCGTCAATGCGCCCGGCCTGCTCGTTCAGGGATTTCAGGCCGTCTTTGCTGGCCCTGAGTGCGGCGGCCAGCTCCTTAGAGCCAGCCTGCGCATTTTTGAAAGGGCGGGTGATTTTATCCACCGCGTTAAGAACCACCTGCAGACGCAGGTTTGTATCACTCATCGTCACCGGCTCCGCTGCGTAAAACTGCCCTGTGCCGCCACTCCAGCACCTCCGTCAGTGGCATGTTCTCCGTTGCGGAGGGCGGCCAGTGAAAAACGGTGGCGATGTCCGCCACCAGATCGTCTACCGTCAGGCCGCCTGGAAATCCGACGTCACCGACTTCGGCAACAAAAAAGTCACCACCTCAACCGACAGCAGCAGCAGATCGGCAGGGTCCATTTCGTTGATTTCGTGCGGCTGTAGCGCAGGCACCGAAATGCGCGGGAGCACAACCATCATCGCGTTGACGTCCATATCCATCAGCGCCTGCAGGCGGGTGCCGCGCAGCGAACCGGACTGGGGCTTACGCAGGGTGACCTGGGTGATGGTTTCTTTGCCGCGCTGGATAGGCGTATCCAGCACAACGATTTTTTGCAGCGGCAGTGTTACCGCCTGTTCAGCGTCTTTAGCCATGTTGTTCAGTTCCTGAATTCAGTGAGAATAAGCGGCAGGGTTTCACCTGCCGGAGTAATCAGAGGCCCAGCGCGTTGCGGTGTGCTTCCAGCATGTCCACGCCGCCCACGATTTCGACCATGTTCACCAGGTCAACCTCGTAAAGCACCTCGCCGTTAATCGTCAGCTTGGCGTAGCTGTTGGTGCCGGACACTTTGGTGGTGCTGGACTCACCCGGTTTCCATTCGCCGGAGTCCACCTCCTTGTGGCGGCCACGAACGACCAGCTCAACGGCCTGCACTTCAGCGGTGTCATCGCGCTGGATGGATCCGGTAAAACGCAGCTGGATACCGTCCACGGTGGTAGCTCCCAGCTGCTTGAACAGCAGCAGTTCGGTGCCGCCAATGCTGAATTCGGTATCCAGCGCGCCATCATCCAGCCCCATATCGATGTCCACCGCGCCGGGCATCCCGCCGCCACGGTATTTTTCAAACTTGCGGGTGAATTTTGGCAGCGTCACGGACTCCACGATGCCCATCCAGTTGTTTCCGGCATTGAACATGTTGAGGTGCTTAAGCTTGCGGGGTAAGGCCATGTTTCCGTCTCCTTATGCGCTGACGCGGCTGGCAAAGTTCACCAGATACTGGTCAGTAATACGCTGGCGCAGCAGCAGGTTTTCCAGCGGTGGCACCGGCGTATAGTCGTAATCGATCCGCAGCTGCCCGGCTTTCAGCGTGTCTTTGGTGTTCACGCTTTCATCCAGCCAGCAGTCACCGCCAATGAGATAACCCTGGTTAACCAGCTGGCGCATTTTGGCGCGGATACCTTCAATGATGTCGCGGGCCAGTGACGGGTTAAGCGGGCCGTCCACAGACCACATGTGTGCTTCCGCCATCGTGTCGGCCAGAACCTGCGCGGTGCGGGTGTAGTTTTCAAAGGCGAAAAGCGGATCGTCACTGAGGCAGCGGGAACCCCAGAAGCGAAAGCCGTCCTTGCGGATAAGCGTGGTGATGTCGTTCTTGTTCAGCAGACCCGCATCGGTGGCCGGATCCTGCAGGTCCCAGAACACATCGGCGGAAATGCCGGTGACGCCGTTCACGCCGACGTTCGACAGGGTTTTGTGCCAGCCGGTCTGTTCGTCAATTTTGGCGCGCAGGCCCAGCGCGCGGGCGGTGGCGTAGGCCGTTGCGTCCGCACTGGTCACGGTGTCAAAGTTGATGAAATCCGGCCAGATAAGCATCCCTTCGCGCTGGCTGAAGTTGTCGCGGTAGGCAATCGCGTCTTCAACGGTTTTACAGCCATACGCCGCCAGATAGGCAAAGCCGCGCAGGCTCTGCGCCACGGACAGCAGCTCGGTGGCCACCGCCTGCGTGTCATGCCCCGGCACGCCAAGAATGCGCGGCTTAACGCCCAGCTGCGCCTGCGCGGCCAGCAGCGCTTTCATGCCGGTGCGTTTGCCGTCAGTCGTCACGCCGCCGATGATGTTGGTTGTGGTTTCCGCTTCGGTTTCGCCCTGCGCCACGCGCACAATCACGGTAACGGGTTTCGCCTGGTCAGCAATCGCATCCAGTGAACGGGCCAGCGTGCCGGACTCCCCGGCCTTGCCGCTGGCGGTCAGTACGTCAGTAACCAGCACGGGCTTGTTGAGCGGGAACATCGCCGCATCGGCATCATCGCCGGTACAGACCATGCCCACGATTGCCGTGCTGACGGTAGTGATGGTTCGGGTGCCTTCGTTGATTTCCTCAACGCGCACGCCGTGGTGATAGTCTTGCGCCATGTAACGAATCTCCTGTTAAGGGGTTTCGCTATGGTGAGAGGTCAGGCGGGTTACTGCACTCGGTTGCCGTTGTGTGGGGAGTGGTACAAATAAAACAGGCCCACTGGCGGGCCTGTTGGTTATGCTGGCATCTGAGGCCAGCTGATATCGGGGGCTGTTGAAACATCAACCGCCTGGACCATCTGGATATACTTCATCCAGACCGTCAGCAAAGCCTTGTCAGCGTCAGTGATAATGCCCAGTGAAAGCTGCGTCTGCCATGCCTGCGTCGCGCTGTTCGCCTGGCTGATTAATTCCGCCTTGTGGCGGGCGGCCTCAGCAACATTCGCGGCCCGCAGGGCATCCGCGTCCGTTACCCACTTTTTGCCGTCCCATACGTCAAAGACCGAGGACGGTTTAAGTGTCGTGCTATCAGAGGGATATTCACCCGTTTCGGTAACCATGACTTCAGAACCATCAGCCACTGAATAAACCGTTTCGCCACGGTGATCCGGTTCCGTCACCCAGCTGCCATTACGGAAAATCACCACCTGCCCGGTGGCCACTGATGGCGGCACTGACGTGCAGGCATTGGCCGGGATCCCCACTCCGGGCAACAGATATTCATCCGTTGTTCCGGTATATTCCCCGCTGACGGCGTCGAAGTTATAGACCTTCAGCGTGCCTGCAGACTTTGCCAGCCCGTCATTATCTAATGTCACCTTAGCCATTATGCAGCCCTCACAATGTAGTTAAATGCCACGTTCCGTGGGCGCACAGAAATCCACTGACTGCTGGTGATAACCCCACCCTGTTTTTGCTCGGCATACATACTGTTGTCGTTAAGAATTGCGCCAAGCGCGCCGTTTGCCGGAGATTTAGCATCGCCAGGCTGTGAACTTGTTACGCTGTCTGCCTGACTGAAAGAGGTACCAATGGTGCCGTTGGTTGTCGTTGCATCAGCGCCATAATAATCCAGCGCTGCCGTTCTGATTGATGTGGCCGCCTGGGACGAAAGCAGGGCACGGGCATTGTCTGCAGCCCGCCCGTCATCCCATCCACGAATAAACTCACCTCTCAAATCAGGCAATTTCAGTGAGGGGTACGCTTTTGCCAGCACCGGGTACGTTGTGGCGCTGAACGAGGCGCCATTGCATTTCAGCCATCCTTCGGGGGCAGCGGCAAGCGACCAGGGCAACGGCACGCCAACCGGCAGCGCAGAGCCAGTCCCCAGACCAAGATTTGTCAGAACGTCAGCTATTTTACCGGCGTCCTTAATCTCCTTCAGGGCATTTGCAATCTGAAGATATTGCTTATGGGGATTGGCGGCTCCGTTGTGCTCGGTCATCAGCTCTTCAGCGTACTGCCTGACAGTCAGGATTGCTTCATCAACATATTTACGGGTTGCCAGAACCACTGACGGGTCAATTTTGAGGGTGATGGCATCCGTGCTGTTCACAATCAGGATCATGCGGACGGTCTGCGTGCGCCCGCTTCCTTCCTGCAGCGCTGGCTTGTAGGTTTCCGGCGTATTGCACACGGCAATCAGCGTACCATCCTCGGAAAACAACCCCATCTCACGGATCCAGAATCCCCCGTCCGTTTCGGGAATAATCTGCTCTGCGACAATCTGGCTGGCGTTCGCCGGATCAACGCTCAGTGCATTGATTGCTGCCCGCCGGTTCTCATGCACCAGCGCCGTCTGTGTTGCGGTTGGGGTTGGCAGCAAGCCGTTCCCGTCACCCACGGCCATCTGGGTAATGTTCAGCTTGGTGCCCAGCGCGGCGGCATTCGCAATCTTCGCCGCGCCGAGGTTAGTCACGATGGCATAATATTTTTGTGTCATGGTCCCACTTCCAGCAGATCGATAACGTGAACCGCCGCGCCGCCGTAAACGGTGCCGCTGACGGAGATAATTTCCGGGGTGTAGGGATAAACGGTCATGTCGTCACCGTCATAGCTGGCGGCCGCCACGCACATCTGGCCGTCAACCTGCAGATTGATGGACATCCCCAGCATATGGCGGCTGCATGGCTTGGCATCGCCGATCAGCCGCTCCAGCTCCTGATAGGTTTCTTCAGTAATGCCCTGGTCCTGCACGCCGATATCCAGGCGAAACGTGCCGGGTGCCTCACCGGTCTGCCACCACTCAATAATGCGAATGAGAAAGCCGAACGGTTCCACCACGCGGCGGATGGCGCTGGTTGTGCCTTTATGCTGATGGATATAAAACGCATCCAGCACCACCCGGCGTTTGACGCTTTCCGCCCATGCTTCATCCCAGCGGTCCACCGAAAACGCCCAGGCGAGATACGGCAGAAACAGCACCGGACAGGTGGCGGGATTCCACAGGTCACGCAGCGGCACCTCCAGCCCTGAAACCCCACTGCATGCCTCCGCCATCCGGCGCTCAAGCGTGGACGATCCCGGCGGCATCAGGCTGTTATTCAGGCTCACCCCGCATCCTCCTGATCCGCAACGGTTACAGCCGTTCCTTTGCAGTAACCGGTCTGCGTGCAGTCCATAATAATGTCCGCTGCAGGTTCGATAACTTCCACCCAGTCAACACCGGCCACGCGCATCACCGCGCCGTAAGACTCCCTTCGCACACTGCGCCCCAGCCTGCCCTGCTCAGTCAGATAGGCGGCAAGCGCAGTCTTCGCAGCTGCCAGACACGGCCCGGCCGTCACGCCGTCAAACAGATGCAGCCGGGCATTAACGCTGTAACTGAAAATCTCCGCCCCCTGAGTCGTCACCCTGTCCGCCACCGGCCTGACGGTTTCTGCATTCAGCGCCTTATCGACAATAGTCAGCAGGTCAGCGGGTGCCGTTCCGTCACCCTCACGGCTCAGCACGGTGATCAGCACTTCCGCCGGTGACGGACTGGTGGCAGACACATCCGCCACGCGCCCGTCCGCGCTTTTGGCGTAAAACTCGTAGGCCGCCGTTGGCCCGGCCACGGATAAACCTTCAAAAGCATTTGGCACTCTGAGGCGCAGATCGTCGTCCGACTCCATTACGGCATCCACCGGCGGCACTGCATCGGTATCAGCAGGCGTGATGGTCAGGCGGGATACGTTGTAGTTGGCTGCCAGCTGGTCCAGATCGCTGCTCAGGGCATAGGCAACCATCACCGCCTGCGCCGCCTCATTAATCCGCTGTAGGAGCAGGATTTCCCGATAAACGTTTTCCTGCAGGGTTTTGACCTGCGGATCGGACTCCAGCGCCAGCACCCGGCGCACCGCTTCCTGTTTATCCACCGGATAAAGTGCGATCAGCGCCTCTTTACGCTCAGCCAGCAGCACCTCAAAATCAGGTACCTGTACAACCTGCGGCGCAGGTAGTTGTGATAAATCAATTACTGCCACTGTTCACCCCCGTTGATACCGACATTGAAACCGGGGAGCCGTCATCGCGCTGCCCGGCAATATCAACCTGCATTGAGCCATCAAAATCAGTCGTCAGGTTCACCGTATCCAGCCGGATACGTGGCTCCCAGCGACTGAGGGCCGAATAGGTGGCTGCCATAACCTGCAGGCGCAGCACATCGTTTTGTGGCTGGTCAATCAGCACCGATAAAAGTGAACCGTATTCGCGCCGCGCCACCCTGCTGCCCTCCGGGGTAACCAGAATGTCGCGCACCGACTGGCGGATATGGTCAATATCGGTAATGGCTTCGCCGGTATCCCGGTTCATTCCCAGATACATCATCAGTGTGGCCCTCCGGTATTTGCGCCGCCTTTTGCCACGCCATCATGGGTATGGCCATCCGCAACAACACCGTTAGAAGTCATTGACCCGCCGCCCTGCGTCACGCCACCGTTAATGACAACCTCACTGTTAATTTGCGTCTGGTCTGCGGTGACGATGAACGCGCCTGTTTTCAGCTCTATGGTGTCCGAGGCTTCAATCAGCACGCTCTTTATGCCCTTTATGAGCCAGCGCCCGGTGGCAGGTTCATATTCAAACCAGCCGCCGTCCGGGTACTCCGTCAAGCTGCCATCTTCAGAATCCGAGGGCGGCGGGAAAGCATCAGAATAGACGGCGGGCAGCGCAAAGGCGGTTTCCAGATTGCCGCCCAGACTCAGGAGCACAACCTGCTCACCCACTGACGGTTTCCACCAGGTGCGTGAATTCCCTGCCCGTAATGTCAGCCAGTTAATCCAGTTGGTTTCAAGGTCGCCCGTTTTCACCCGGCACAGCCATTTATCCTTATCCACTTCCGATACTGTCCCGGTGCGGATAAGGTTGGTGATAAGGCGCATGATTTCGGTCAGTTGTGCATTCATGCAGAAAGGTTGCCATTAACGAAAGTTAAGGGGCAGCGATGGGCATTGTGCGAGGGGTGATACAACGGTTCAGCTTAACTAGCTGATATAGAAGCGTACGTTCTCTGCCTTGAATTAAGTCTCACCTCAAACTCAGTTTTTTAATGAAGGAGGACTTTAGCGGATAACCTTAGAGTCATCGCTTGAGAAATTATGTAAGTGTTAATGAAACCATTGTTACGACAGTTTTTATATGAATGATCGGTACTGATTCAAACAATATCATGGTGTTATGAATACTTCCCTTTCACAAAATTGATAAAAAACTTAAGCCAAACTGGTAAATCGTAAAGAGAAAGCTACCTTTATAACGAAATGTTTCACGCTTCAAAGACCATCATGATGAGGTTCGTAGCGTTTTACATGGAAAGTTCATCACTCAACTATGACCATGAGGTTAGAAAATGAGATTGAAGCCAGTCGTAATAAATATGGCCTTAGCGGGATTACTGTCCACTTTTGCAATTTCGTCCTTCGCCGAGTCGGTACCCCCTAAAGACGCCACAGACGCAACTAAACAGGCTAACGAGGCGCTTTACAATCAGCTACCCTTCTCCGATAAAACTGACTTCACCGATGCACATAAAGGTTTTATTGCTCCCCTTCCGCAAGAAGTGATCAAGGGTGAGCAAGGCAATGTCATCTGGAATCCCAAACAATACGATTTTATCAAAGAAGGGGAGAAAGCCCCGGATACGGTTAACCCAAGCCTGTGGCGTCAATCCCAGCTTATTAACATCAGTGGTCTTTTTGAAGTTACTGACGGGGTCTATCAGATCCGTAACCTCGATTTATCCAACATGACCATCATTGAAGGCAAAGAGGGTCTGACTGTAGTCGATCCGCTGGTTTCGGCAGAAACAGCGAAAGTGGGTATGGATCTCTATTATAAAAACCGTGGGAAAAAACCCGTTGTTGCTGTGATTTACACTCACAGCCATGTTGACCACTATGGTGGTGTGCGCGGTGTTGTTGATGAAGCTGACGTGAAATCGGGCAAGGTAAAAATTTATGCACCTGCCGGATTTATGGACTCTGCTGTTTCTGAAAATATCATGGCGGGCAACGTAATGAGCCGCCGGGCCAGTTATATGTATGGCAACCTGTTGAAGGGAGACACTAAAGGTCAGGTGGGTGCTGGCCTTGGAACAACAACGTCAGCAGGTACCGTGACCCTTATTGCACCAACAAATTACATTACCAAGACCGGTCAGAAAGAAGTCATTGATGGACTGACCTATGACTTTATGATGGCGCCAGGTTCTGAAGCACCGGCTGAAATGTTGTGGTATATCGAAGAGAAAAAACTCATTGAGGCTGCCGAAGACGTAACTCATACCCTCCACAATACTTATTCACTGCGTGGAGCTAAGATCCGTGAGCCTCTGCCTTGGTCTAAATATATTAATGATGCCATCAATCGCTGGGGCGATAAGGCTGAAATTCTGATGGCTCAGCACCACTGGCCTACCTGGGGTAAAGAGAACGTCAACAAATTGCTGAAAAGTCAGCGCGACCTTTATCGTTATATTAATGATCAGACATTGCGCATGGCAAATGAAGGTCTGACGCGTGATGAAATTGCTGCCAACTTCAAACTTCCCCCTGATCTAGCTCATACCTGGGCAAACCGGGGTTATTATGGTTCGGTGAGCCATGATGTCAAAGCTACCTATGTGCTGTATCTCGGCTGGTTTGACGGCAACCCGGCAACGTTGGATGAATTGCCACCAGAAGAAGCGGCGAAGAAGTTCGTTGATTACATGGGTGGTGCGGATAACATCCTCAAAAAAGCCAAAGATGACTACGCCCAGGGCAATTACCGTTGGGTGGCACAGGTCGTCAGTAAAGTGGTATTTGCAGATCCAAACAATAAAGCCGCGCGTGATCTGGAAGCTGATGCACTTGAGCAATTGGGTTATCAGGCTGAATCTGGCCCATGGCGCAACTTCTATCTGAGTGGTGCGCAGGAACTGCGGAATGGTGTGCAGAAACTTCCAACACCAAACACCGCTAGCCCGGACACTGTCCGTGCAATGACACCGGAAATGTTCTTTGATTATCTGGCCGTGCATATCAACGGTGAAAAAGCGGCGAATGCGCATGCATTGCTGAACTTTGACTTTGGTAAAGATGGTGGAAAATACAAGGTAGAACTTGAGAATGGCGTGCTTAACCACACGGCAAATTCTTCTGCCGACAACGCAGATGCAACAATCACACTTTCACGTGACACCCTGAATAAAATCATTCTTAAAGAAGAATCGCTTGATGATGCGAAAAGTAAAGGTGACGTGAAAATCACTGGTAATGCAGACAAGTTGAATGAACTTTTGGGTTACATGGATAAATTTGAGTTCTGGTTTAACATCGTAACACCTTAGAAAATTAGCTCAGGGGAATAATACCCCCTGAGCTATAAACTTTCCGCACACTATTTCATCCTTCTGTATTTTAAATATTTCAATCTACATAATTAACGTTGACTCAATTTTAATGAAACAAAAAAAACATCAATGATAATGCTTTTTACCAATTGGAATATCTATGAACATAAATAAAGCGTCATTGCTGGTACTTCTTTTGCTAACCAGTGAGTCCTTTGCGCAGTCTGGTCAGGCTTCGGATGAGAAAGATAAGTTGGATGATGACCCGACCAAAGTCACCACAAAAGCGGGTGTCTCGTGGTCCGATAATTATGATCTTGATGATAGCAATCTCTCGTTTTCTGGTTCCGTAGCTTTGGATGCGGCACGGAAACTCAACGCCCGCATTAATAGTGATGCCAGCGAATGGCGTATTGGTGGTTCCTGGCTATTTCCCGTGGGCATCCTGAACTTCAACTTTGGAAAAAATGAATACACAAATGGGGCTTCCCAAACTAACTATTCTGTAGGGACTTTTGTTCCATTAAGTTATTTCGGTATTGAACCTGCGGGATTTCAGATTTTCCCAATGGCAGGCTATACCTATAACACAGGTGAGACACTGGGATGCAAAACGGATGGAAGCTCTAAATGCCCTTCACCAGAAATTATAGCCAGTGGGTCCACCGATTTGGGGTTAGACACAATAACCACCTCGGGCAGTAGCGGCTATCTTGGTTTGTTTACTTTGAAACCCTTGACCTCCGATCTGAGGGCCATTGCTTTTGCTGCCGGCTCGTATGGTTCAAAAAATGACGATGGCGAGAATTATAAGGGCTATTTCGGCGGTTTGGGTCTGGGTTACTCCCTGAACAAGCATAACTCCTTCAATCTACTTACATTCCTGATGGACAACAACACCTATCTGGAAGATCCTGATAAGCGGTTCTTACTTTCCTACACTTACCAGTTTAATTAAAATTAGCGAATTACCGCTTATAAGGACATACAATCGTTAACGCGTCATTACTCAGAAAATTGAGTGACAACCTTCAATTTCACCAACAGCCATCTGTCAGATAAGTTATATCGGTAAGAGCAAGAATATCGGATTAAGAAAATCTTCACTCACTCAGCCAGCGCAGGAGTGAGTCCTTCACTGAATTCTCGACGTCACTATTCACACCTAAAAGTGGGCGTTCTGCATATTTAACCTCAGTACCCCGCCGATTCACCTTATCCCTCAGCCCGTAGTGATGCACGCGGGCCAGTCGCTGCACCTGCCCGGTAAAAGATACCTCAGCCTGATTCGCACTGGCCTGCGCCTTTAGGTACTTCGCCGTTTTTAGCTTTGTGAACATTTTCCGGCGAATGCGGCCTTTCTTCGTTCTGGCCGTTATGCGCTTAGGTTCCCATGCCGTACCGTCCGGCGCGCGCTGTGCGGTGATGTTCGCCTGCTGAATTTTACGCACATCCCGCGCCACCTCGCGCAGCATCCGTGAACGTTGGGCGGGTTCCAGCTGATTCAGCAGCGCGGCCAGCCAGGCATCAACCTGCTGCAAATTATCCATGTTGATGTGATGCCCAGAATTCGTCCGGCTGCTCAGGCTCCGGCACGGCCTCCACCTGCATCACGCCATCCACCTCGCGGGCGATCACCCGTTCGGTCAGCTTAAGATTCAGGCTCAGATCGCAGCGGTCATTACCAAGAATATCCACCTCAAACGTAAACAGCTTTTCCCTCTCTGCCGTATTCTGCAGCGCGTCAGGCTGGTTATCGCGAAGCCAGAACTGGACGGGTGCCATGAGCAGATTCTGATCGCCGGTGAAGTCCGTAATGACGATGTTCAGCGTGTAACGGTACTCCCACGAAACGGAAGTTGCTGACGTGGCAACCAGCGAACCGTTATCCACAAACAGATGCAGCCGGTCAGGATTTTCGCGCACGTATGGCACGGCATCATTCAGGGCTTTTCGTAAGGACTGCGGCTTGTTCATCGTCTTTTTCCTGACAGATCACTATGGTGTCCACCTTATCGGCGCAGTTCGCCCAGGCGGCTTCAGCGTCATCCAGTGCGGCCAGCAGCTCGCCGTTACTTCGGGGTGCTGACGGCCCCAGGTGGCACCGGGTGATTTTGGGACAGCCACTCACGGTAAGATTCACCTCCGGCGATGGCCGGTCTTGTGCGCAGCCGGACAACAGCATCAGGCAGAAGGGAATCAGCCCATATACGAAGTTCTTCATTTTCACGCTTCAGTTCCTCAATCCGCCGCTGCCTGTCACGCAGCAGCGTGTTATTTTTTTCAGCCGCGGCATAAAGCTGCGTCTGCGCCTGGCTGCTGGTCTGCGTCAGGATATTCAGGGCAATCAGCTGGCTGTTCTTCTGCGTGAGCGCCTGCTTTTTACTGTTCAGTTCTTTGCCCTGGCTTTCAATCGTGTGGCTGGCGTTATTCAGCCGCCACGACTGCCAGCCCAGCGCCGCAATCAGCAAAGCCATAATCAGGACGATTGGGCGCATCATGTACCGGCACCCTTTAAGCACCAGTCCAGTTCCCGCGCACGGCGGTTATCCAGCCCCTGATTGAACACGCCTTTGACGTACACCCACCGGGGCAGCTGATTGCAGGCATCGCGCCAGCGCCCGGTCTTCAGCAGCTTCACCATCGTCGAAGCGCAGGCGTTACCGGTGCCGACGTTGAACGCAAAAGACACCAGCGCGTCATACACCTTTTGCGGCATCCCCACCCCGGCACAGCGCGCCAGCGCGCTTTCGACCCGCAACACGTTGGTGATGAAATTCCCCGCCGCCTGCCGTTCCGTGATTGTCCTTCCCAACACCACGCCGTGGGTGTTTCCGATCCCGTCTGTCCAGACGCCTGCACTGCACTGATAGGGACTGAGGCGGCAGCCTTCATAGTCCGCAATCAGCCGCATCCCCTCAACGGAGGTGTGCAGCTGCTGGAAGCCGGGCAGCGTGGCGGCAATTGCCAGCACCACACCCACGGCGCAACGCTTAACGAGTTGCAGATTCATAGTCCTCCCGACTGATACGCCCGCTGGCCAGCAGCTGGTAGGTCTTGCGCTTGTAGTACCAGCTGATGAAAGCCATCAGGATCCCGACCAGCAATCCGGCCACCGTTGAAATATCTTTGAGCGACAGATCGCCCAGCCACGCCATCAGAATTGCAATGCACCAGGTGATAACGGTGCTGATTTTCTCCGCCATGATTCAGTCCCAAAGCTGAACGGTCTGAGAGGTGGCAGCAGGCGCAGAGTCCGGCAGCTCAACCTCAAGGCCGTGAGGTAAAATCGGGCCATGTTCGGCCAGTCCCGGATTCGCCTGCAGCACCTGCTCCGTCACGCCCTGCGTACGCCCGTAATGACGCCAGCAGAGTGCGTCCACCGTGTCATACTGCAGCGCACGCACTTTCATCAGATCAGTTCCACAATGTTGTGCGGCATATCCTGCACCCGGCTGATCGCCCAGCGCGCATCGCGCCACAGGTCGCCGCTGGCATCGTCCAGCACCTCACCCCGTTTTGCGGCGGCTGCCGTTGCGTCATAATCCTGATAACGCTCGTTCAGAACCGCGCGCGCCCAGCACCAGACCGCATTTCGGTAGTGATGCAGGCGCTGGCTTTCTCCGGCCAGCTTTTCTGAAGGCACGTCCGCCAGGCTGTTGAAGCCCCTGATTTCCTGCCGTTCGCGGTAGCCATACAGCTCCGCATTCACCTCCGACATAGCAGTCAGAACGACCTGACGCAGGCGGGCCGGGGTTACGGTGCCGTCAACACGCATCGCCGTGCGAAAGCCCGCCAGATCGATATCCGGCCAGAAAGAGTTGTTGAGGATAATTTCCGGCGTATCCGACGCCTTTTCTGGCGCAACAAACTGCATTGTCATTGCCGTGGTACTCCTGAATTAGTCGGGCGGTGGACGGGGTTTTGATGCGGCAATGCCTGTCGCCACCCCGTGCCGCCCCGCGCGTTGGCACGTCCGGTTATCAGCTGGCGTTGCGAAGCTTCCGCTCCAGCTGCTCTGTGTCTTTTTTCACGCCGCATTTGTCATCCAGCTGCATGGCGCGTTTCAGGTGATTCAGGGCTGAAACGGGCTGGCTTTCGCGCAGCACGTAGCCAAGCGACTTGTGCAGGCGGGCGCGTGACTGGTCAGGCATATCCAGACCATCGATCACGTCCAGCGTCTGCAGCAGCAGCTCAGCATCAAACGGGGTTTCGGCCAGAATGGCGGCTTTGGCGGCATCGGCCATTTCTTCCGTCAGCAGCGTCTGCACGTTCCGGTTAAAGCCGGTAGGCATAACCCAGCCGTGTTTCAGTGCATGGCGTCCGATAGCAAGCGCACCGGCATATTCCCCGGCATCGATACGCCATAGCATCACGTACATCAGCACGTCATCCTGACGCGCACCGTCAGCGGCCAACACGCCCTCCGCCCAGGCTGCATACTTGGGCAGCACTTCCAGCTTGATTTCTGCTTTCTTGACGGTGGACTGGATGCCCTTCAGGCGGCGGCGGTCTTCACCCAGCTGCATCAGCATCAGGTCATAGCCTTTTTCATGGCGAACACTGCCGCCCTGTCGGGCGGCCTGTTCGGCCTGAATGCGCTGGCGGTGTTGCCGTGCGGGACTCAGGCTCATGGGTTATGCCCCTGCTTCAGGGGCCACGGCTGAGAAGTCGCCGATGGTGATGTTTTCTACCAGCGCGGCGCAGCGGTAATCCTCAACCACGTAGGCTTCGTTGACCGACTCAAAGTTTTCGATGCGGTCACGCTTCGGATTGTCGATAACCGAACGGCGGCGGGTGTCTTCCTGCCAGTAGATGGACAGGTTATCCAGGCGGGTGATCATCACCGCATTGGCCGGGAAGTACGGCGCACGAACTGCCTGCAGGCCACCCATGCGTTTCTGGCTGATAATCAGGTCAGCAGCCAGCTTTTCCGTATTGGCCTGATCGCTGTTGACCAGCGGGAAATACTTGTCAGACAGCAGCTCACGGCCACAGATAACAACCAGCTCGTCATCGTCCTGGAAAATCGGATCGATAAGCTCATTGACCGCATCCATCACCAGCGCGTCCAGGTTGGCGTAAGCGCCACCTTTGCCCACCTTCACCGGTGCGGCTGTGGTGGTGCCATCTTCTGCAGTGGTGCTGCCCAGCACGTTATCCGGCGCATCCTCACGCACCTTCTGCAGCCAGCCCTTGTTTACGTCCTGCAGCAGCTGATTCTCCGCGCGGTTGGAGGTTTTGACGCGCTTCACGCCGTTAAAACCGATCATGATGCGGTCCAGCGACTGACGCTTGATGATCGCGTCACGGATACGCACCTGGAAGTCCTGAAACTTGGCCCACATGTCCAGCTTCGCGTAGGTCAGCGCCGTATCGAAATTGGTCTGCTCACACTTGTACTCAACGCCCGCCATCACGGTCGGATCGGTTGGCTCACGGTCTTTCGCGGTGGTGTCAGTGGTGCCTGCAATGGTGCTGCCCACGCCAAGGCCTAGCAACTCGCCGGACTGTTCGGCCACGCCGATCACGTTGATGTTGGTGAGAAATGCGGCCGACTGCTGGATCTGGTCTTCAAGCGTCTGCGCCACTGACGCCTCCACGTTGAATTTGCTGGACAGGTCAATGACCTCCACGCCGTTCAGGCGTGCCAGCTGCATCAGGTAGGCGTTAAAGGCAAAGCGGGTTTTCTGTTTCATCGGGTTTGTTGCTCCATCAGCAATTGGTCAGGCCGCCAGCCGGTACGTCACCGCCCGGCGCACGCTGGCGATAATCGGTGCGGCTGTCCTGACGGCTCAGCTGCGCCTGAAGTTCGTTAAATGCGGCCACCTGCTCAGAGAAAGCGGCCTGCTGCGTTTGCAACTCCGTTTCCAGCTGGCTCAGCCGTCCGGCCTGCCCACTCAGTGCGGAATCCGTGCGGCTGCTCAGGCTCTGCTGCTCGGTGGCAACCAGCTCCACCGCCTTATGCACGTCAGAAAAGCGCGCATCGTCGGACTGCTCTTTTTTGCTGAACAGTGCGGTAACGCGGGTGAACAGGGAAGGCTTGTCGTCCTGCGCTTCCGTCAGTTCGATCAACGTTTCTTCGGCGGCGGTAAACAGGTTTTCAGGGTGCTGTTTGCGGTTTGCCAGCGGATTACGCGTGGCCGTTGCGCTGAACGACAGGATTTCAGTTCCAAGGCTGGCCGGATCGTCAGTGGCTGCCAGGCCAATCAGATACGCCTTGCCGGTGTCGGCAAATTTCGGGCTGATCTCCATTGAGGTGAACAGCTTCTGCCCCAGCTTAACCAGCGCCACCAGACCGTCAGTCGGTTCGATGTCCGCATACAGCGCCATCTTTCCGGCCAGCGGCCCATCCTTGATTTCCTCTGCCGCCAGCGCCGTCACTTTGCCGTAGCGGTTAAACGTGCTGTCCGGGGAGTAAGACTTGATGTGCTCAAGGTTGATCGTGGCTGTGTACAACTCCGGGTTATACGCGGCGGCCATCTGTTCCAGCCATTCGCGCGTGATTTCGCGTCCGTCCGTGGTGGCACCTTCCACCCCGATACGAAAACGTTTTGCTTTTACCGTCATGAGCCAGGCTCCGTTGAGAAATAACTCTGTGAGGCCTTATGTTTGCGGTGATGGGGGGTCTGAAACAACGGGCTGGCATTGTGGGGGGAACCACACAATCAGATGCGGCAGAAAAGGCGGCGTCGGGGCCGTATTTTGGGGCAATGAATACAACACTGACGCCCGCAGACCTCGATCCCCGCAGACAGGCTCTTATCCTGTACTTTCAGGGATACCGCATCGCCCGCATTGCTGAAATGCTGGGAGAGAAACCCGCAACCGTTCACAGCTGGAAGAAGCGCGACAAGTGGGGAGACTATGGCCCGCTTGATCAGATGCAGCTGACCACCGCCGCACGTTACTGCCAGCTGATTATGAAGGAGCAGAAAGAAGGGAAAGATTTCAAGGAGATTGACCTGCTGGCGCGCCAGTCCGAGCGCCACGCCCGCATCGATAAGTTCAGCAACGGCGGGAATGAATCGGATCTGAACCCGAAGGTGGCCAACCGCAACAGCGGCCCGCGTAAGCCGCCTGAGAAAAACGTCTTTAGCGACGAACAGATTGAAAAGCTGCAGGAGGTTTTCCACGGCTCGATGTTCGGTTATCAGCGCAACTGGTGGGAAGCGGGCAACAAGCACCGCATCCGCAACGTCCTGAAGTCGCGCCAGATTGGCGCAACCTTCTACTTTGCCCGCGAAGCGCTGATTGATGCGCTAACCACCGGCCGCAACCAGATTTTCCTGTCAGCCAGTAAGGCGCAGGCGCACGTCTTTAAGCAGTACATCATTGAGTTTGCCCGTGAGGTGGACGTGGATCTGAAGGGCGACCCGATGACGCTCAGTAACGGCGCGTGCCTGTACTTCCTTGGCACCAACGCCCGTACCGCGCAGAGCTATCACGGAAACCTCTATCTGGATGAATACTTCTGGATCCCGAGATTCCAAGAGCTGCGCAAGGTGGCGTCCGGTATGGCGCTGCACAAAAAGTGGCGGCAAACCTATTTCTCCACCCCGTCCAGCCTGACGCACAGCGCTTATCCGTTCTGGTCCGGCGCCCTGTTCAACCGCGGCCGCGCCAAAACGGATCGCGTGGACATCGACCTTACGCACGGCTTCCTGTCGCCGGGCAAGTTTTGCGATGATGGCCAGTTCCGCCAGATTGTCACCGTTGAGGATGCGGTGCGTGGTGGCTGCAACCTGTTCGATATCGACCAGCTACGCCTGGAGTACAGCCCGCCGGAATATCAGAACCTGCTGATGTGTGAGTTTATCGACGACCTCGCGTCCGTGTTCCCGCTTGCCGATCTGCAGGCGTGCATGGTGGACAGCTGGGAAGTCTGGCAGGACTTTGAGGCGCTGGCACTGCGTCCATTCGGCTGGCGTGAAGTCTGGATTGGATATGACCCGGCCAAAGGCACGCAGCACGGCGACAGCGCCGGATGCGTGGTGATTGCGCCCCCTTCCGTTCCGGGCGGCAAATTCCGCATTCTGGAGCGCCACCAGTGGCGCGGTATGGACTTCCGCGCGCAGGCCGATGCCATCAAAGAGCTTACCCGCCAGTACAACGTGACCTACATTGGCATTGACTCCACCGGTGTGGGCCATGGCGTCTATGAGAACGTGAAGATGTTTTTCCCGGCGGTAAAAGAGTTTGTTTATAACCCGAACGTGAAAAACGCCCTGGTGCTTAAGGCATACGACATCATCAGCCACCGCCGTCTGGAGTTCGACGCGGGCCACACCGACATCGCCCAGTCATTCATGGCTATCCGCCGGGCAACAACCGCCAGCGGCAACCGTCCGACCTATGAAGCCAGCCGCAGCGAAGAAGCCAGCCACGCCGATTTAGCCTGGGCAACCATGCACGCCCTTTCCAATGAGCCGCTTCAGGGTGAAGCCGCACACACCAGCAACATCGTGGAGATTTTTTAAATGAGCAAACGCAGGAACCGCAGCGGCCAGCAGGCCATTACCCGAACCGTTCAGGCCAGCGCGCCGCAACAGCCGCACGCGGAGGCGTTCACCTTTGGCGATCCGGTGCCGGTGCTGGACCGGCGGGAGCTGCTGGATTACGTCGAATGCGTGGTGATGGATAAGTGGTATGAGCCGCCGGTGAGCTTTGACGGGTTAGCGCGCACGTTTCGCGCGGCCGTTCACCACAGTTCGCCGATTGCTGTTAAGCGCAACATCCTGACCAGCACCTTTATCCCGCACCCGCTCCTGAGCCAGCAGGCGTTCAGCCGTTTCGTTCAGGACTATCTGGTCTTTGGTAACGCCTATCTGGAAAAGCGCACTAACCGGCTTGGCGGCGTTTTATCGCTGGAGCCGGCACTGGCAAAGTTTACCCGGCGCGGAACTGATTTGGATACCTACTGGTTTGTGCAGTACGGCCTGACATCGCAGCCGTATGAATTCACCAAAGGCAGCATCTTCCACCTGATGGAACCGGATCTGAATCAGGAGGTTTACGGTCTGCCGGAGTACCTGTCAGCCATTCCTTCCACGCTGCTGAATGAGTCGGCCACGCTGTTCCGCCGTAAGTACTACATGAACGGCAGCCATGCGGGCTTCATCATGTATATGACCGACCCGGCGCAGAGTCAGGAGGACGTGAATAACATCCGTACGGCGATGAAAGGAGCCAAGGGGCCAGGCAACTTCCGTAACCTGTTTATGTACTCGCCGAGCGGCAAGAAGGACGGCATTCAGATCATCCCACTGTCAGAGGTGGCAGCGAAAGATGAATTTCTTAGTATCAAGAATGTCAGCCGCGATGACATGATGGCCGCGCACCGAGTACCGCCTCAGATGATGGGAATCATGCCAAGTAATGTTGGGGGATTTGGTGATGTTGAGAAGGCTAGTCGGGTGTTTGTAAGGAACGAACTAATTCCCATACAGAAACGGTTAGAAGAACTTAATCATTGGATTGGTGATGACGTAATCAATTTTACACTGTACTCATTAGAGTAAATGATATTTAGACTATGATAAAGGAACCCCATTTCAATGGAGTTCCTTTTCTCATTCAAAATCCAAACAGTGAATTACTTCTAATTGCTGGAACTTCTGCGGAATTTCTTTTTGCAGCAGGAACCATAGCTTTTCTTTTGTCGAATGCCTGATCTATAAAATATTCAGGATTAACTACAAATTGTGAAAATCTCACCAAAGAGCAAAAGACATCACTGTCATTATAATGTGGCACTGTTTTTTCATAAACATGATTTTTCTTAACAAGGTATGGAAGATATAAATCATAACCGACACCTGGAGTTCTCAGACCCATTGAGCACCCACAACTCGCATCAGAACATGTGGCAGGAGAAAAGATGCTATCGTAAAGATCATCTCGAATGACTCCCACTAGCCCATTATAACCATCACCCCATAAGGAAGCTTGTATTTCTGAGTTAACAAATTTTCTTTGCTTTGTTTCCCTACCAATCAAAACCACAGTAACAGTAGAATCTTCAAGGTATTCCTCACGGATTTTTCTCATGATACTTTCTTCACTGATAGTTGTACTTATATCCCCATCACTAACAGATTTATCTATAAATGACTCCCCCCCAAATTTCTCAATAAGATCATCTTTGAGGTCTTGCTCATTCGCATGATGATAACTTAGAAAAGTCTTGTGCATCACTACTCCCATTTTTCAATTTCAATTTCAAATTTAATAGCAAAAGATTTTTTGAAAAAATCATTCACATCCATAAAACCCTCAACAATCTTAGCAAAATGGTAATAATGTGTTTGAATTGTGCCGATAGGGGTCAAATGGTAGGATAAGGAAATAATCTTACCTTCTGAATCTTGATCTTGCGTTTGCACACAATCCTTTTCAGATATAAATTTATGCCACCGCCTGTAATTATTTTGATGTTGTGTCAAAAAATCATTGAGCGTTTTAAGGGCTTCATTGGAAATCAAGTAAAGATCTTTATCTCTTTTTCTCTTGATATTAAGTATTTTCATTTCACTTCTAATGAAGTTATAACATTCGAAATAAGAGTTCAACACCTCATCAAAGGCATCATAATTTGGATTAATTTTAAAAACGGTGCGCTTCGTATCAAAATAATTCTTTATTGATTTTTTGAACAAAATGTCGGAATTATCAAATAGAACATTAATACCACCAAAGCTTAACTGTTCAACTTTGAAAGAATAACGCTTGTGCGCGGCTCCTACTAGAAGTAGGTATGCCACAAGACACAAAATAAACACTGATAATAATGCTTTGATGATGCCAACATTTGACATGAAATTGGCAGTAAACCACCATTTCTCCATAGGAGAAAATGGAACTGAACCAATGATAGTCATGAGCAATACAAACAAGCACCCCCATGAAACCCAATACTTTAACATCGGATTATCCTTAATTTTTCTTTAATAATACTCTACATTTTGGGTGTATGGAAGTCACTGCGCGCGCTCGTACCCCCGCCACGCCTGCCCGCTTTATGAAGTGGTTTTCATGCACTGCATGACCTACGCAAAAGCCCGCCATTGCTGGCGGGCTTCAGGTAAAACGATCATCGCGGGATCATGCGAACTCATGCAGCATAGGCATGCACTGCCCTTGCATCAGCTATAACAAGGAAAAGTCATCGTCAGCTGGCAGATTTTCTGTCACGTCTGAAGATAGCTGTTGAAGATATAAAAGACCTTGTGAGAGTGAAACAGGTTCTGAAAACTCAAACATGAATGCGCCATCGATAGTCCTGCCTAACCAGTAACCTCCACCGTTCTTCTTTGGGCGCTGGAAGAAAACCCATCCGCCAGGAACGTATTTTGTGAGTGTGTCACCGCGATAGATTATCTGATAATTGTCGTCGCGCTTGGCCATACGTCACCATCTTTTTCTAAGCTGCTGTTACTGTTTATCATCTGAATTTTAGCCCTCACCTAACTTCTTTCGTCCGCCAATCTTCTGATCCCGAATCTCATCCACAATCCCCGTGAACATCTCAGCTACCCAGACCATGGCAATTTCTTTGTCGTCATCATTGTAGAGATCGTTGACCAATGAACGTGTAATCAAATCAATGCGCTGCAGCCGAATAGACTCCATGTAAAAATCTTTCATTCTCCCTCCCCAAAGCAAACACTGTATGCATGTACAGTATATAAAGTCTCATCAAATGTGAAACGATTTTTACCCTTCACCAGGATTAACCTTAGCTTTTTTGATTACATAGGTTTACCTCTCTGCTTCTCTGCAAGTAGATGAAATCTGGTAAGTAACTCTGTTGCACTGGTTCTCTTGCGGGGCAGTAACAGCTCACCTTGTGAAGTACTGCTGAACCACATCCCACCAATCCGCGTTTCAGTTCCATCAACCAAACGTGAGGCCAGTCCGCGGCTTATAACTTCGCCACTAAGATCACGCACCTGTTCAATCACACGAATGCATGCGGCCTCTTTCTTATCCGAACGCTTGAACACTTTGGCTGACTTTTGAGGCTGTTCGGAACGTATTCTGGTCAACTGCTTGCGCCGTTCCTTCCTGCTCATACTTCCAAAGTCCAAATCAGGCATACCTTCCGGTATCATCAGATCCTCAGATCCCGATCTCCCCGTACAGTTATTGACAGAACTCCGAGAGGGCGCATTCGCACCCTTAAGGTCAACCCCCAAATCAACGGCCCGTTTCGCGACAATTTTCCACTGTACGAGACGGGTCAGGATTGGGGTGTCTTCGCCAACTGATGTGGCGTATACGCCTTTGATGCGCACGGTTTCCTCGCCGTACTCGTTGCACTCTTCCGATGACTGATACCAGGTGCGCACCGCCAGCTCATCGCGACGGACAAACGGCCCGCCCTGAGCGTTAACATATTCAGCCCAGTCGCCAGCGTCGGCGGCATCATGCGCTGCAGCAAACTCGACACTAAGACCGTGAGCCGCTTCGCTGTCATCCATGCGGCGCAGTTCGCGGTAAACCGTCACCGGCGCACCGCCAACAAACTGAAACTGGCGAATGTGCCACCGTGCCGCCCAGGCTGAAACGGCTGGCGCAGTCTCTTTAAGTTCTTTCCCGCTCTCGTCGTCAAGCTCACCATCAAGAGCGTATCCGTCGATATTCTTAGAAATGTATTTCGCCACATAGCCCGTCGCACTGCCTTTATCGGGATCGATGGCTTCAGCGTGAAAGCGGGCCTTGCGGGCTTTATCCGTAGTCAGTTCATCACTCTCTTCCTGATAGGCGTAATCACGCAGGATTTGACGTACGCGGTCCACGTTTTCTGGAAGCATAAACATCAGCATGTGCCAGTGAGGCGTAGCGTCATGATGCGGCTCAGCTACACGAATGCCGAAAATGCGAATATCTTCACGATGCAGTTTTGCGCGGACTTTCTGCCAAACATTGCAGAGATAATGCTGAGTGTCTGCCGGGCTTGCACCATTCCATTTGCGGTTGCGGTAGCCAGTTTTGATAGTGGCGTGATACCGCGATGGTGCAGTGATGGTATAAAATTCCCCCACAAAGCCCATCTCGTTACAGATATCCTCAAAGCCACGAATACGGGTCATCAGCTCACAGCGGCGGATCGCGGGGTTCGCCACGCTGCCGTCATATTTTTCAATCAGGCTGATGCGGTTGCCTTCTTCGTCTTCCAACTCCATCCCTTTGAGGAATTCACGGGTACGGCGTTTCTGCTCACGCCATTCGATCACGGTCATGCTGCTGGCATACGGGGTATGTTTTTTGCTGACGTTAGCCATGGCAATCTGAAGGTGTTCACGCCATGAGGCGGCAATGCGGCGCAGGCGGCCTTTCCACCATTTTTCAGTCTGCATCCGCATAATGGCCGGGGTGACTTCTTCCGGGTCAAACAGACGGGAGGTGACCTTTTCCCAGAGTGGCGGGGTCTGCTTCAGTTCACGCGTGATGGTTGCCGCCATCATGTAGATGCGGTGTGTGTATTTGTAGTCGGATTCATCGCTGCCCTGGCCGTGCGCCTGTACCATCTCAGCCAGAATAAAGCTGGCAATGTCGCCGGCCAGCAAATCAACGTCGGCGCGGGCCATCTCAGGCAGACGGTTAAATCGTCTCATTACCTCCCATAACGTACCGGCAGCAGTAGCAGCACGGCTGTTGTCTCCGGCGTTCTCCGCCAGTGTTGTGAACGTGCCCTGATGCATTTCGCCAAGACGATATTGCGCATTCACCAGCTCAAGGCGTGGCAATGTCCGCTCAACGAAGGTTTTCGTTAAGTAGGCATTGGCCCGCTGAACTCCGTGCTCTTTTTCCAGCTCATTCAGGCGGCGGTTAACATCGATACGCACCAGGGCGGGCTGGGCTTCCAGCAATTCGCGTGCATGCGAAACGGCCGCGATCAGTTGATCACGGCGGAAGATTTCTTCATAGGTGAGGTATGGGCTGGCGATGGCCTGCCGTGGTGCGTTCCAGGCATAAGCCCATTCTTGTGAAGTAGTTGGGCGGTTCATATTTCAAATGCCAGTTGGGGAGTAAATATATCTTTTACGGCATCATAATTAAGAGAACTGGCGCTGTTCATTGACTCAATACGCTCAACAAGCACAGAAGCCCTAGTTTCTTTACTTGCTGGAGCATAAGCACTTTTGTTCCAAGCTTTATCAATACCTATGTTTCTCGCTACGTTCGTACTGTCTGCAGAGGACAAAGGTATTTGAGTGAATAAGCTTTTATTCAGCATTCGCAATCCGTGCAGTTTAGCGATTGGATAGCCGTTTTCATCTACAACATGACGAATTAGATCGCGAAGGCGTGCGCCGCAATCTTTGGGCCTTCTTGCGTCGTATTCCCCCATCGAACCTACCGCAACTCGAGGGAATTCATGGCACAGACGAATGAACCGTTCATCTGGCTCATTCATATGCCACACAGGTACTCCAATGACTTTACCGTGCGGCCACTCAGCAATAAGCGCATCATTTTCTTCACTGCTGCCGCCAATTACATCCGGGATGATGGCAAATGAAAAGCGGGGATGGTTAGCCCAGCGCGCCACGAACTTGTAATAAACGCTCCAACTCACAACGCGATTTTTTGTCCAAAAGCTGAACGCGCCATTATCCAGCGCGAAGCTCTGGCAAATTTCACTTGCAAGGGGCAACTGGGATGCATTTGCAAAACTGATAAACGCATGCCTACCTTTCCAAGCTTTCAGCGCGCAGGTATCTGGCGTGATTGGTCCCCCGTGATAATGGATCACAATGCAATCTCGCTTAATAGCCCAGGATAAATTTGCGGGTTAGCATGCTTCACCGCCGTGCCAATCGGCCGGCTGACGGCAATAATCTCTTCCGCGTTTTTGCCCCTTCCAGCGGCTACACCAATGCTGCGCGGGACAGTAATCTGATGAAGGTCGAACTGGCGATAGAGACTTTTAACCAGGCGGGTGTGGCTGTTGGAAGCGATGACCGGATGGCGGGTAGCCATATCACTCAGGACAGATGCCAGCTCATACTGTTTATCTTTTCCAAAGCCTCCACTGTGATAATCCGCAAAGGTGTCATCGTATGGAGGATCGCAATAAACCACATCGCCGGTTTTAAGCATGTTCAGCGTTTCAGTAAAATCAGCACAAACGAACGTTGCCCGTTTTGCTTTTTCTGCAAAGGCTTTGATTTCTTCCAGCGGAAAATACGGCTCAGTGTAATTACCAAAGGGGATATTGAAATTGCCCTTCTGGTTATAGCGACACATGCCGCGATAGCCATTGCGGTTCAGATAAAGGAAATAGGCAGCGCGTTCCAGCAATGGCAGACCAAGATGATGATTAAATGCTTCGCGGATCGTGTAATAACTTTCCTGCGTGCGATTTTCCGCAAATGCCCGGAATGCCAAAATAATGAACTGCTGAGAGTTATCTTTAATCTGACGATAAAGGTTAATCAGGTCTGGATTAACGTCCGCCACCAGATAAGCAGGATAATCAGTGTTCATCATCACAGCACATGAACCCGCGAAAGGTTCAACGAGGCGATCGCCCGCCGGCAAGTGTTTATTAATCTCAGCCATGATGCGTGACTTACTGCCAGCCCACTTCAAAACGGTGTTCATACAGAGGCCCCTCTGAAATGAGATGCGTGCAGCTCCTCAACTTGTTTACAGGTCACACACAGCGTCACGCCAGTTAGTGCCTTGCGGCGTTCTTCGGGGATCGGAGCCTCGCATTCTTCACAGAAGAACGCGCTAATCTTCACAGGGCGATTGATCACGTTTGCCAGACTGCGGGCCAGATTCTCAGCCTCGCGCTGCTGCGCTAAATCCATTGAATCAGCCATTAGTGCAGTTCCTGCGCCTGTTTCTGAATCTCTTCAGCTTCTTCGCGAATCAGTTCAGCGGCTTCAATAGAATTCGCCGCACCACTGGCAATTTTTTCCGCAAGGAAATTAAGGCGAGATGAAAAGACAACTGCACGATTACGGCGCTCATCCATACGTGCAGTATTCAGCAATGACTCGATCGCTTCAGGGGTGGTTTTCATTACTTTCGTTTCAATGTTTCTCATTAACTCTCTCCAGATTTAAGGCAAAAGAATGCCCGGCGGGTTTACGCCTTTAATTTCGGTTGGTTACTTAATTAGGTAGTGAAAGCTTCTTAGGAAATAAGCTCACGACTGCACGAAAATGGTTCATTGCACCTATCAGCGCGTACTTTTCATCACTCGTCAGCTCATCAAAGTCACATTCATGACGCTCTGACTTAAGGTTTGCCAAAAAGAATATTGCGGCCAGCGCACGCTTATTCTTTTCGAAATACACATCGCGCTTATCGCGCATATCAAACATGAACCGCTTAAGCTCGTCACCGCAGCTTTCACCGAAAACTTTTGTACGAAGATTTGCAATGTGGCTCAGGCCTTTGACGCGTTCACCTGCCGTCATTGGGACAATAGCTTGTTCAGCATTGATAGCCATTTGCTCTTACTCCCTGTGGTAGTTAAACCTGCCAGTAATTCCGCCTGTGAAATTGACGGATGCCAGCGCCTGCCCTTCTCACCCATGATCCAGCCATTACCGAAAGATGGAGAGGGATTCTGACGCTTCAAAAGAGGTGCTACAGAAAAAGCCATAGTTCCCTCAACTCAGACCGATAGAAGCAGTGATACCACTTACTGCGTCTACAGTGGATGACAACGTGGGGTTACTGTGAATACGCGCTTGCACTGCAAGAGCTGCCAATGACAGATAACGAACGCCGGCATTTATGCTGGTAACAAGGGCACTTCTACCGCCAGCTGTCATTCGACCACCTGAGACTGCATATGCTGCTAGCTGGCCAACCTCAGCTGTGGCTTTCAGTGCGTAGATATCCAGCTTGTCTGCCGTCATCTCGTTAACCGGGACAGATGGCAGACAGTGCATCTGAGCCAATAGCGCATCAAGCAGGCTTGCGTCCTCAGTAACATCTGTCAGCCGCATAAGATCCGCACAGGTCAGCTGGTGCTTTTGATCGGGGTTGAGTTTATTACGCAACATCTGCACGTTCATGCTGGCTTCAACCGCTACATCTGCCAGGTTATGACGCTGCGCGAACGCCCGGCACGCATCGTCAAAATGTGGGTGTTTGGAAACCTGAAAATCAAACATTTCTAAAGTTCCCTATTGGGTACAGGATGATTCATGGCCCACGATGATCTGGAAGCGATTGTGCCCAACTGCCTGGCGGGTCTGACGCTCAATGTATTTGAGGTAATGGATGGATGTTCTGCTGTGTTTATTGGACTTCTTATCTTGGGTAAGAATCCCCTTTTCACACCATAAACGTACAGTGCGGATGTTCATACCGTGCAGTTCTGCGAACTCCTTAGGGCTAAGTTTCGCTTTTGGGATATAAATTGAAATCATGGTCGCCATGAGGCATATTCTCTTGTTGGGATACGTTGAGTTTACATTAACTGTACACAAGGTCGCATTTGGGTACACAGAGAAGATAGGATCTTAGATTGGTCATGTCAACAACAAAGTATACAAGTGAGATCACACTAACACCTCAGTCGGGTGGTAGGGATGCCATAGAGCGCATCATGGAAGCCTATGGATTTGGGGTGAGACAGCAGTTAGCGGACCATCTTGGGATTTCTAAGAGCACTTTAGCCAACCGTTACATGCGAGATACCTTTCCTTTCGATTGGGTCATACTTTGTTCCGTCGAGACCAAAGCCTCACTTCCATGGCTAATGACAGGCAAAGGCCCCACGTTTGATCCAAAAGAATCGGACGTGATTAGCATCAATAGCATTCAGTTGGTGAATGGAGAGATTCAGCAGGTAGGCCATACCTTGTTCGATCAGTCCTTCCTAAAAAAAGACATTAAAAAACCACTACAGTTAATTGATGGTCAGAACCGATATATTATTGAATCGTCATTTGGCGATGTTAATGATGGCTTATGGCTTGTTGAGATTGATGGTAATAGCAGCTTGCGAAAACTTTCCCGACTCCCAAATAAAAAGTTGAGAGTCAGTGATAATGAAATCTCGTTTGAATGTAACCTTGATGATATTACACCTGTCGGACGTGTATCTATGACCGTCAGTTATTCTTAGGTTATCAAGTGTCTGTTAGAAAGCTTGATAGCGGTAAGTGGCTGTGTGAATGCTATCCTGCCGGACGTTCTGGACGCAGGGTTAGAAAGCAGTTCTCAACGAAAGGCGAGGCTGTTGCGTTCGAAAAGCACACCATGTCTGAGACTGACGCTAAGCCCTGGCTTGGCGAGAAAGATGATACCCGCCTCTTAAGTGAACTGATTCAACTGTGGTGGGAACTGCATGGCGTCACACTAGCTGACGGCAAAAACAAGAAATTACGCTTTCAAAATTTAAACAGAACTTGTGAAGCTCTTGGCGATCCCATCGCTGCGGACCTTACCCCTTTCGACATATCAGAATATCGAAGAAAGAGAATTAGCGGTGAAGTCTTTAGCAAAAAACGTAACCGGTTTAGATTACCGGCCGCGCTATCTACAATAAATATCGAATGCACTTACCTCACTTCCGTATACAACACGTTAAAAAAACTTGGCCATATTAAATACCCCAATCCTATCGAGAACGTTCCACCATTCAGGATTAAAGAAAAAGAGCTATCATTCCTGAACATTGCCGAGGTGAACGCACTACTTAAGGCTTGTGAGGCATATGACAATGCCGATTTGACTACTATCGTGAAGATTTGCCTGAGCACTGGCTGCAGGTGGGGAGAGGCTTTGAACCTAAGAGGTTCTCAGGTCATCCCCTACAAAATCAATTTCGCTTATACGAAAAGCGGTAAGAATCGATCCGTACCAATTACCAAAGAGCTATTTGGCGAGATCAACAAAAAGCAGGGAGCGCTTTTTAAAGATGTGACCAAGCGATTCAATACAGTCCTGAAGATGGCTAATATTGAACTGCCTCATGGTCAGAAAACGCATGTTTTGCGTCATACGTTTGCTAGCCACTTCATGATGAACAGCGGAAATATTCTGGTGCTGAGACAGATTTTGGGCCACACAGACATCAAAATGACGATGATTTACGCTCACTTTTCGCCCGATCATTTAGAAGATGCAACGACAAAAAATCCGCTGGCTATGATTGATGTGACTGCGGATTAAATGGCGACAAAATGGCGGCAGAGAGTGTCAACTCATAGACACTTAAGGCATACATAAATTGGTTAAATCATTAATTATTAATAATTTTTCATATTAATCAAGGATGTATTAAGTTATGCAAAAAATCATAGTAATAACCGGCTGTTCCAGCGGAATTGGCCTGGTCGCCGCCAACGATTTACTGCGTCGTGGCTATCACATTTATGCGGCCTGTCGTAAGCCGGCAGACGTGGC